GGAGTGAAGGGGATTAAGGTTAAGGTCTATAAAATTCCTCAAGATACGTTTTCTTAGCAGACTCTATAATGTACCCTACTAACACGTCTAAAGAGTTGTTTTCAATCAAATCATAGTAAACATCAACTCTTAACTTTCTATCATTAAAGTGCATTACAAAACCTACACAAAATAGACCATAGTCTATCACACATTCAGCGTTTAACTTTCTATTAAGTTCATTATTAATATAGTTCAATCTGTTTAGCATTGCACTTTCCATATTAACCTCCTAAAATGTGTAAGGGTCGAAATCGTCGTCTTCAAAAACTGGTTCTTTCTCAGGTTCTACAAAAGGAATATCACATAACGTTTCTTTCCAGTTTAAATATTCCTCGTGTAAAGCTTGCCTAGCCTGACAGCCCATATCGTCCCAGTCCTCGGCTGAAATGCACTTTTGTAGTATTAACCATTCATAAAAGAAATACTCTTCACTGTTCATAAATACCTCCTATAGAATCAACTTAATAGCTTCTTCACATTTAACCTTTAACCTCATGTTACTATATCTGACATTACCTCGCTTGAAATTAGTGCTTAACCAGACTAGCAACGAGTTGTTACGGTTCTTTGTCAACAATGTGTTTTCCGTATGGTCGCTTAATGTCAATGCATATTTCAGAGGGCAAGATGGGTCACATTTTTCATCAATAAATATCAACCCAATTTTGTTATCTTGCCATACTCCAAAGTTGTCACCCTTGTATGACAGAGTAAACACAAATCTGCTATTAGGAGTCCTGTCGCCGATAAAGTTAACATTGTCTCCAATGTAGATACCCTCCTTGGAGTAATCACCGTAGTCCGTACCCTCAATCATTTTAAGAAATTTGCACTTGCTTTTCTTTTGCTTCAATTCCAGACTAGCAGAAACCCAATGGAACAATACGTTCTCGTTAAACCAAACTTTATCCTTCTCGGTGTGAGGGATATTAAACGCCTTGTGCATGTGATAAGGATTATAAAACGTAATGTTGTTCGCCAATAAGAAACAGATAACGTAATCTCTTTCTCTATCAATCGTGTGGTATATCTTTAACAGCAAGTCAGGTTCATTCCACCCGGTGACGTAACCTCGGCTTTCCTTATCGTCAAGTATATATTCATCAAACATCAACCATCTAACGTTAGGGAAGTTCAGCTTTTTACTCTTAGTAGCTTCTGACAAAGCAATACAGTGACCTAGCACGTCTGAATCAATCGTATTACCGTCCTCGTCTTCTATCTTTAGCACACATTCCTCTTTAGTAAACTGAATGTTCTTGCCTTGATATTCCTTAATACAAACTTTCTCAAAAGCCTTACCGAAAACGCCTTTTTCCTTTTCGTCCTGAGTCCTGACAATGTACACAAATTCCTCACCATGTTCCAGCGCTCTTTCTAAAAAGAATCCTTGCGTTGTGTAGGTCTTACCGATAGAACGTTCACTGTTAATCAGGTTAAAGCACCGTTGATACGGTAAGTATTGCTTAATGTTCCAATAAAGCCCACCATATTTCATTATCTCACCTCTTAAAATAAGGTTAGCACACGTCACATAATAGGCGCAACCCCTATAAACAGCAACGGCGGGTTTCACTCCGTAGCGTCCGAACTGTCTTATGTGATTAATGATACTAACCTTACATGTCTATAGTATCACATATCTTTTGAGTTGTCAATTAAAACTTTAGTGAAAATGTAAGCGCTTACAAGTGCCGTGCTTACCGAACCAATTACAAAACCTAACCAAAACATATACTCACCTTCTTTCACATAACATAAAGCATGAATTTTACATAGCTGGCAAAATCCTTACGCCCGTCGAGTTTAGTATAGAAATACCATGAGTTATAAATAAATCTTTTCATAATTACCTCTTTATTGTAAAGTCAATGTCTTTAAGAACAATTCCACCTGTTACATGTTGCATCTGTAGCTTTCCAGAATATCTCATACCCTCCCTGAAATTATCCCATGTTACATATTGATAACACCGTTCAGGCATACCCGCGCAAGTTATGTTTAACTTTCCGTCTATTTCCTCGATATAGCTTTTCTGTCGTAAGAACCTAGCCCTTGTGAATGTGCTCTCATGTTTCCATGCGCCAAGCTTAACCGGGTCAATCTCAAGTCCTTCTGGTAATTCAGTTCCGATTAAGTGCAAACTGTCCGTATCTGCATAAAGGAATCTGTCATAAACCTTCTGTGCAGAAGTAATAGTTTTGTACCTAGCCCATGCAGTAATGAATGTGCCTACGGGAATATAGATAGGTTCTCTTGTTTCCTCTGGTAATAGTTTATACTTAACCAACCCATTCTCATACACAGGAAACTTTCCCTGTACCCTTGGATTCAGTGCGAACTTGCCGTACAATGCATTTAACATTAACTTAGCAAGCGTCCTCATAGCCTTATTACCGTTAAGCGTGCTTTCCATCTTAACCTTATTCCAGTAGTCGATGTAATCTTTGAACAGCCCTATTGTGCTTTTAAACTTCCACCCGGAATGATACTCAATGTTATAAACATCGTAGTGCTCAAAGAATAATTCTAAATCCACAGAGGTTAAGCAAAGGGTCACGTCCTCACCATCACTTGATGATAAATACTCAGTAGGTATAAACGAGAGGTTATTTTTAAGCTGAATCGTTGGGATATGGTTTTCTTTAAGTTCAAACTGACAAGTAAACATTTGCACATATAGATTGTAAATCTTATCAGACTCGTATTTACCCTTAAAGAAGATACCTTCTCCATAAGGCAATGGGCGATAGTACATAACAGATGGGTAAAGGCTATTAACATCAAGTACAATTCCTTCTCCAATGTCAAGACCTTTCCAGCGAGGGTCACAGTAGGTAAAGCCGCCCTTGTAAGATTGTCTTATGTCATGGTCATATGCAGGAGGTGGAAACCACTTTCCAAAGTTCTTTTTACCTACGGTTTCCTTATAGTTCGCTAAAGCGTTACTCCCTTGAGTCATTTTATTTAACCCTTGTTCAAACAATATGTGTAGCGCTCTCGCCATTATTTCAACGTCTGCCTTTAAATATTCAATCTCATGTGGTGTTAACTCATGACCATATTCCCTTATGCTATCATAATCAAGTTCCAATTTGCTTAATGGTAAGTTAAAACCTTTCGCTACTTCTGCTACTGAAAACGGTAGAATCTTTAAGCTGTCATAAATTGTTGTTTGTATTCTTTCCTTACCCTGTCTAAAGAAACATATTTCCATGGAATAGAACTGTCCTTTATCACTGATAAGGGTAGTAAATGTTTTCGTATCTAAATCTTTTCTATTCTCAACCCATTTAAACCCATTTTCAAATAGCCAATGTAAGATAAATTCCCCATCAAATTTCAGGTTATGGAAATAGCAGGTAGGGTTAACCATTTCCTGACACCATCTCATGAAACCATCAATGGTGTTTCCATATTGAAAGTTATCTGGGTTGCCTATTTCACAAATACCAAAAGCCCATACTCTACAATCGGCGGGGTCGGTAGTTGTTTCAAAATCTGTACTGAATAACATACCTTAACCCCCTTTATAACTATTGGTCTAAATATCCTTGCAAATGTTCTTCCATAGCTTCAATTTTAGCTTGCATTTCTATGGGGTCATAGATGAAATCAATTTGTATAATGGGGTTGTCATAGTACATTTGAGTTAATGTGGCGGGGTCTATTTGCTCAACCATACTAACGAGTTGGTCAGCTTTCTCACCAAAAGCGTTTTGCAATCCCTTAATGAAATTCTCCTTGTATCTGTCATACTTCTCCTTCTGGTAAATGTCCTTTGATTGCTTTTCTACGCTTTCAACGAATTTTTTCCAGTCACTCTTCTTAACCTTATTTATATCAACTTTCTTAGGGTTAAGGTTGTTTGCCTGAATGGTGCCCATGGTTCCCTTTTCAGTGGAAACGTTCGCTCTCTTGCGTTCGGCGGCTCTCCGTTGGTTAATGGTACGTATCTTTATCTGTAATTCATTCTTTTCATACTGAGTGGTCTTAACACCCTGTTCTGTCACGATGGGCTTTTCAGCCCCTTTACGCATGAATCGGTTTATGCTGTTTAAGGTCTTGTTGAAATCAGACCTTGTTTTAGTCTCCCTTTTGATATCCTGTACATTAAGCTTATCTGGCAGGAAATCTTCTAATTCAGGAACTTGTTTTAATAACCGCGTTCTCTTGGCGTTAAACTTTCTTACGGCTTTTGCAAGTTCCTTTTCGTCACTTTCGTGCCACTTAATATTATATCTTTTCGGCATTTAATTTTAACCCCCTCATGAATGATAAAGAACCCTCTTGTTTCAACCTTATCATAAAGTATGATATCAGCAAGTATGTTTAACTCTACAGTCATGCCGAACCTATTAGACAATGAATTTTTGATTGAATCACGGTGCTCATAAAGCTTTTCCGTGAACTTTTCAAGATGATTCTTAGAAGAGAAATAAAAAGAGGTATTGCCAATAATGATATAATACGGACTACACGTTAAGTCATATATAACGCCGTTCCTAGTCATCATATGAAAATAGGCGGCGGTTAAATTACCCGCCGCCCTTCACCTCCTTATTTATAGTCTACATCAAAGGTGAGAAGCTTTCTGTCTCCCTTTGTAACCTGCTTAACCGTAAGGGGAAGTGGCTCTTCCCATGTCGGAAAGCCGAAAACACTAAAGATTTTCTTTACCGCACTGTAAACACCTAGACTTACTGCCTGATAACCTACGCCGTCCTTGTCGATGATAACGATTCTAGGACAATCCTGTTTTTCTCCTGTCTGCTGGTTGATACACGTAACCACTTCACAGAACATATCCTTTGCCTGAATGGTCATGTTGATACAGTCGCCTAACCTCTTTTCCGGGTTGTTCATGGCCTTAAACAGCATAGCCTTTTCCTTTGGCGTGTTAGCGACCATGGAACAGAAGGTTGTAGACCTGTTAGACAAATCCGCGATGAAATCTTTGTTGTCGTCCATCGTGATTGTGGCTACTGCTGTGGTCTGTTCCGGTACATAGTTCTCATTTGTGAATGGTGTGCTCTGTGCCTGCTCAAATTCTTTCTTACTCATATCTTTCTCCAATCTCCCCGTCATGCCGTTAGGACAGCAAGTTTAATCTTATTTCTTTTTCTGCTGACTCGCTGGACGTTCCACGACCTCGCTGTACTTTAAGAAGGTTGCGAAATCCATTCCCCTAACCTCTTCTTTGTTCTCTATTGACAGAACAACCAGAGAAGGAACCTTCTTGTATTCATCTTTAGCCAGTCTTAACGCCTTGTCATTGTTAACCTTGGTAGTTCCTGCTACGTTGATAGGCGGGAGTTCCTTTGTTTCAACCTTGCCGTTAATGACTCCTACGCTTACCACTTTGATTGTAGTTGACACAATCGTTCTTGAAAAATCTGCTTTCATTTCTTAATCCTCCTTTTCTTACTTAACCTTATCTTGTGTGGTTCTTTTCTAACCATCTTTATTATAGCATACCCCTGTAGAAAATACAAGTAGTTTTTATCATTTTCTGTAAAAACTTTCAATCGGTTACTATCTATGGTATACTATATTATAGGAAAGAAACAAGGAGGTGGAAAGATGGACATTAACGGAATTGCTCAGTTGGTAGGGACGTTGGGTTTTCCGATTGTGTGTTGCGGTGCACTGTTTTGGCGTATGATTAAGTCAGACGAACAGCATAAAGAAGAGATATCAAAAATGAGTGAAGCACTCAACAATAATACAATCGCGATTACCCGCTTAACTGATAAGCTGGAAAAGGAGGATTAAGATGAATGTAACTGCTATTAATTTACCTCAGAATATCAGTGTTGCATTATTGGTAATAGCCGGACAGTATGGCAATGGCGAGGAAAGAAAACAGAAGTTAACCAAAGCTGGCTACAATCCCTCAACCATTCAGGCGTGTGTCAATGACATATATCCCATATTACAGAAATACGGAGGTTAAGCTATGCCAAGTATTCAGACAGCATATGAATGGGCGATTGAGGTCTGTAACAAGCCAAATGTTGGCTATTCACAAGCCTATCGAAATCAGCGGGTGATTAATGGGATAACATATTATGACTGTTCGTCATTTATATTTTATGCATTAATGGCGGGTGATTTTGACGTAGTAGGAGCAAACGGCGGTAGCACGTGGCCTTTCACAACGGGAACCATGGCACGCGCCCTTAACCTATTAGGCTTTTCCAAGAATCCGACTACGCAACCTTGGAAACCGGGTGACATATTAATCAGAACAGGTCATACAGAAATGGCTTTTGACGCAACCCACACGATGGGAGCGCACAGCAGTAGCGTGCCACTTGACCAACAGGTTTCTATTAATAGTAACCCTTCAACTGCTAGTAGCTGGCTTGAGTTATGGCGCTGGGAGAACGGAGCAAGTTCCCAGTGGATAAAGGGTAATCGCTATTTAGCCATGGGAGAAATGCAGAACAACGCAAGAATTATATTAAGTACCTATCTCTCTAAAGGCTGGACAGTAAACGCTATTGCGGGTCTTCTTGGTAACATGCAGGTCGAGAGCACCATTAACCCTGGAATATGGCAAGACCTTAAACCTAACCCATCATTAGGTTGGGGACTCGTTCAGTGGACACCATCAACGAACTTCACTGATTGGGCGGCTCAGAATGGTTATGAGAATGACGACGGTGACGCACAGTTGATATGGATTGACGAGGTAACTACTCAGGTAGTACAGTGGATTCCCACAACCCAATACCCTGAAACGTTCGGTGAGTTTAAGACAAGTGACATGACTCCTGAATATCTGGCTGACTGTTTCTTAAAGAATTTTGAGCGCCCATCTGAAATTGACCAACCATTAAGACAGCAGTATGCAAGATACTGGTATGATTGGTGGGACGGCGTGCCTGTACCCCCTCCGAATCCTACCCCTGAACCTGATTGGAAACCATCAATGCCTATCTGGTTTTACCTTAAACAATTATATTAATGTTTCACGTGAAACATTGGAAAGGAGTTACAGTGGCAGTAAGAAGCAAAGAGGAAATTTTAGAACGCGTCCGCTCCCTTATTGGGGATAGGACAGACGACGAGGCTTTAACTATCATTGAAGATGTTAACGACACGTTCTCTGATAGGGAAGTAGCCGAAACGGAGGACTGGCGCGCCAAGTACGAGGAATCAGAGCGCACTTGGAGACAGCGCTACAGAGACAGGTTTTTCCAGACACCCGCTAATACGGAAACAACCCGCGAGGAAGTGGTAGAGGATAACAAGGAAGACCTTGAAGGCGAAGGAAAAGTAAAAGATTTTGATGAGCTTTTTGAAGAGAAGGAGGATAACAGTGGCTATTAAACCTAAAAACGTAGAATTAAACGCGACAAGCGTAGATATCCTTAACAGCATAAGGGAAAAGGCAAGCCCAGAATATCGTAATGCTGTCCCGCTGGCTAGCGCAGATACAGCAAGTATCAGACAGATAGGGCAGATTGTCATGAACTACACGGCATTACAGAACGAGTTTCTGTCTGCTATCTATAACCGTATCGGACGCGTTATCGTAACCAGCAAAATGTACTACAACCCGTGGGTGATGTTCAAGAAAGGTCTTCTTGAGTTCGGCGAAACCGTAGAAGAGATTTTCGTTAACATTGCCAAAGCCCACACATATAACCCAGACGTTGCCGCACAGAAGTTCATGCAGAGAGAGATTCCGGACGTTAGAGCGGCGTTCCATACCATGAACTATCAGAAGTTTTACAAGGCTACAATCAGCAATGACCAGTTAAGACAGGCGTTCCTTTCATGGCAAGGTATTACTGACCTGATAGCGAAAATCGTTGACGCAATGTACACCGCCGCCAACTATGACGAGTTTCAGGTTATGAAATACATGCTCGCAAGGAACATTCTGAATGGGTACTTTTACCCGGTTACAGTGCCGACTATTAGCAAGGCTAATGCGTCCGATATCGTAACTGAGGTTAAGGCCGCGTCCAATATGTTAGAGTATCTTTCAACCAACTATAACTATGCAGGAGTATCTACCTTTACAGCAAAACGCGACCAGTTCGTTATTACAACGGCTAGGTTTGACGCTATCATGGACGTGAACGTTCTTGCGTCTGCCTTTAACATGGATAAGGCTCAGTTCATGGGGAACCGGGTGCAGATTGACAGTTTCGACACTATCGACGACGCACGTATGAATGAGTTGTTTGCCGATGACCCCGCCGCTGGGTATGTGCCTTTAAGCGACGCTGAGAAAGAAGCACTTGCCGCTGTTCCTGCTGTTATCGTTGACCGCGATTATTTCATGATATTCGACAACCTGTATAAGTTCACCGAGGATTACAACGGTGAAGGACTTTACTGGCAGTACTGGTATCATACATGGAAGACGTTTTCCAGTTCGCCGTTTGCCAATGCAGAAGTATTCGTACCGGGTACGCCGTCCGTAACCAGTGTTACCGTTAGCCCCGCCACAGCAACCGTTACCAAGGGCGCTATCCTCGCACTGTCCGCAGACGTAGCGGTCGAAAACTTTGCTCCAAAGGGTGTGACATGGACTGTTAACAGCGAACTTTCTAGCATTACTCAGGAGGGTGTGCTTACAGTCGGAGCAAACGAGACAGCCGCGTCCCTGACAGTAACAGCAACAAGCGATTTTGACAAGACCAAATCTGGAACAGCGACCATTACAGTTCCGCAGAGTTAAGGAAATGTTCCACGTGAAACATTAACCATATGTTCCACGTGGAACATATATGAGGTGAAATGAATGTATATTGCACCAAACACAACAATAGTCATATTAAAGAATGTTCCTCTTGATAACAATTATAGGAATACAATCTACTTCACCAACTCAGCCAATCAGAACGCGTACTTTGCTGGTAAGATGAAATACCGGGTTGACCGCAACAGTTATCAGCGGTTACAAAACACAATCAAGATTGGTATTAATGCGGAAAATCTTTATGACTGTAATTACTTAATGTATCAAAACACCGCTTTTGGTAATAAATGGTTCTATGCTTTTATCACATCGGTTGAATATAAGAACAACGATATGAGCGAAATAACATTCGAGATTGATGTAATGCAGACATGGGCTTTTGACTATGATTTAAGAATGTCATTTGTGGAACGCGAACATTCCGTTACTGATAAGATAGGTGACAACCTTGTTCCTGAAAACCTTGAACTTGGTGATTATGTATATACCGACCTTGGTTTAACCTCACTTTTTGATTTATACCAGATAGTGATGGCGTGCACTTTCGACACCAATCTTAATGACGCGGCGGGAGGTATGTATGGCGGTGTTTACTCAGGGTTAACCTATAACGTGTTTTCAAGCTTCACTGCCGCCAATGATTTTATTGAGGAAGTAACTGCCCAAAATAAGATTGATGGTATCGTTTCAATTTTCATGCTACCAGTAGCGTTCTGTTATGATTTTCAGACAACTATCCCTCAGGTCTACAACATAACAAGAGATAAGCATTTAAGCAGTATAGATGGATATATCCCCAAAAACAACAAGCTATTCACATATCCATATAACATGCTGTATGTAACTAACAATGAGGGGCTTGCGGCTAACTATGCTTTTGAGTATTTCGGTGAAGACGCTTGTAACTTCAATGTTTCAGGGGCTATGTGCTGCACGCCGGAGGTCATGCTTACGCCTTTAAAATACAAAGGTGTGGATAAGAACTACAACGAAAAGCTTACTATAGGTAACTTCCCTCAGTGTGCTTTCACCGTAGATACCTTCAAGGCATACGTGGCACAGAACGCAAATAGGCTAGCCATTGACGCGGCTACAGGAGTAGCGCAGACAGTTGCGGGCGGAGCCGCCATGTATGCGACAGGCGGCGTACTTGGCGCAGGAACGGCTTTAGGAGGAATCGAAAAGATAGGCTCCCTTGTGGCTACACTTTCCGACAAGTCCACATTGCCACCTCAAGCAAGGGGCGGTCATTCCTCTATCATTAACATGGCTAATCAGATTAAGGGTTTTCAGTTCTACTATGCTTATATCAGACAGGAGTTTGCAAAAATCATAGATGATTATTTCAACGTATATGGTTATGCAACTCACAGGGTTAAGATACCTAACAGGGTTATCAGACCTCATTGGAACTATGTTAAGACTGTTAATGTGAATGTGACTGGTAGCGTTCCTGCCGATGATTTAGCCAAGATACGTTCTATCTACGATAACGGCACAACATTCTGGCGCAATGGCAATGAGGTGGGAGATTATAGCCTTGACAACGGTGTAAACGCATAAGGAGGTGATAAGGGTTGGGAAACAGAGCAAAAGAAAAGTGGGAAAGTGCGCTACTCAATAATAGAACTTTCCTACAGTATTACAACCGCCTGACAGAGTTAGCCATATGCATGTATGAATGGCGTAATCTTCCGTCCACCATTGATGAACGCTTTCTTGAACTTGCTTTATATAGCGACGGAATGGCGGTGTTTTTCAGAGATGAGGTTCTGGGCTATTTGGCATTGCAAGTAATGATAGGTGGGGAGTTAGACGTGTACCGCGTACCGTTGTTAAGGACAGCTTACGCAACGAACGGCTACAACATGCCGCTAAACGCTACTAACAGCGTTATTATCTTTAACAACAATCTGAGAACTAACAGCATGTTAGACGTGGAAATGTACGCGCGTAGACTTTATGAGATTGAAAGAACTATTGACGTTAATGTCAAGGGACAGAAGACACCCACTCTCATTAAGTGCAACGAGAACCAAAGGTTGACTCTCAAAAATCTTTATATGAAATATGATGGCAATGAGCCGTTCATATTCGGTGAAAGAGACCTTGACCCGGAGTCCATAAAAGTGCTTCAAACTGGCGCACCATATGTCGCAGATAAGCTTAACATACTGAAACGCCAAATCTGGAACGAAGCTTTAACCTACCTCGGTATTGACAATGCTAATACTGAGAAAAAGGAAAGGTTAATAAGTGATGAGGTTACCAGCAATTTAGGCGGTGTAGCCGCTCAGAGGTTCACAAGATTAAACGCCCGCAGGAAAGCCGCGAAACAGATTAATGAAATGTTCGGTCTTAACATTGAAGTTGATTTCCGCGAGGAAGTAAAAGCAATGTTTAAAGACGAGGATATGGAAAGAGGTGATACGCTTTATGAGTAAGTACACAACTGAGGTGAGATTCATATGCGAGACTGCCGCAGGTTATGACGAGTCGCAGGACGGCATGACGGTTGAACAGGTCATACAGGCCGCTATACCCAGCGTATTTAACTTTAGCTTTCCGATTTTTGATGAAAAATATAGGAACGTGTTAGAAACAAAGATACTCAGACATTATTACACGCGTGAGATAGGGTTAGAAACGGTAGGATTGTGGAAACTTAAACTTAATACCAAGCTGAATGAGATAATGCCTTACTACAATCAGTTGTACAAATCTGAGTTAATCGAGTTTAACCCAATGTATGATACTGATATGAGCAGGACATACAAGAGGAAAAATGATGGCACTCAGAAAATGACAGGTGATGTCAGAAGCGATGGAACGCAAGAAGCGTATCACGATAGCAATAGCACAGCTAAATCAGATGGCAATGATAAGCAGACCACAAACCAAACTGGCTCAGGTTCAGCAACAAAGAAAGACGCGTATTCTGACACCCCGCAAGGTGCATTAACTAACGTAGAAAATTTGACATATTTAAGCAATGCGCGTATAATTAATGATGGAAAGACGGAGACACTTAACGTCACAACGGATAGCACAAGGGGCGATACAACCACTACGGACACGTCTTCTACAGATACCCTTGATACTACAAACAATTCGTCAACCTCGGCAAACACCACTATTAACAACTTAGAAGACTACACGGAGTATGTTAAAGGCAAACGCGGCGGCGAGAACTACAGTTCATTGTTAAGGGATTTTAGAGACACGTTCCTTAATATTGATATGTTAATAATCAATGACCTTAATGAATTATTCATGGGGTTATGGTAAAGGAGGAAAGCATGACAAACGAGTTTAAAGCAATTACGCAATTACATGCGTGGTGCCAGAAAGTTTTACCGCTTGTTTACGATGAGAGTCTGTCTTACTACGAACTGCTGTGCAAGGTTCTCAAGAAGCTTAATGACTTAATCGAAAACAACAACTTACTTCCTCAGTATATCCTTGACTTAATCAAGGAATACGTGAACGGCGAGGAATTTCAGAAAATCATGGCTGACTTATTGTCAAACCTGTTCCTGAATGTTAAGTACCCGCCCGCGGGGATTCCCGCCGCAGTAGGTGACGGCACTGCCGATGATACCGCTTCAATTCAGGGCTGTATAAACTATGCGGCTACACACAACGGACAGAGTATTTTTATCCCTTCCGGCTCTTATTTGGTAGATAATCTTACCTTGGTGAATCAGTCCAGCTTATACGGAAACGATAGGTATACAACCAGAATCGTATTAAAGGGAGGGGCAACGAAACCGTTACTGAGCGGTGTATTAAACGAGATAACTTTGCAAGGGTTACAGTTCGATGGCAACTCTGACATTCAGGTAAACAATGTGAACTTAATCGACATAACCGTTGGTAGTGCCATCATTACGAACTGCCTTTTAACAGACGGGGATATCCTGCTTAATATAACTGTAAATGATAATTTACAGATTAACAATGTCCTGTTCAGAAGAGCAGTTCTGAATGGAATGGTTACAGCAGGTAACGGCTACGTTCAGGCCAATAACCTTATTTTTGAAAGCGTATCTTCACTTGATGGAAAGAACTTCCTGACACTGGCTAACAACAAATCCATATTCGAGGAAATAAAGTGTCTGGGCGCTGTTCCTGTTGCTATTGCCATTACAGGCAGTAACAATGTGGTTCGGTTCTGGAACGACAAGGGTGTTACGTCTTATACAGATACGGGAATCAACAATACGGTTGAGGTTTATACAGCCAGTGAGAGCAAGAAATTCTCAGGTGATGTTACGACAAGGGCGGCCAATGAAACTACTACGGTTGACGGCGATTACACGGTTACAGCGGGCGATATTGCCCTGAGTGCTACAGGTAACTTTACTGCCGACGTAGGTATTGACTATGAAATGTCTGTCAAGGGCGATAGGAACTTGAATGTAACTGGAAATGATACAACAAAGGTTACGGGTAATTCCTCTCTGAACGCGCATGATGAGACAGAGAACATTACGGCAACCAAGACGGTCAATGCTACAGATATTGTGCTCAATCCTACTAACCCGTTAACCTACAAAACGCCACAGGATATTAATCAATTCTTTAGCTTTGTACCGTTTAAGGACAATACAGGCAAAGTTTATGATGTACTGGTTGACAAGGACGTTGCTAACATCGGCGTTATCGTTGACGGCGAGAGCGAACCTATCACGATTGATACCAGTCTTACTTATGATAAAGTGGCTCCTGCTAATACCCAGTTTAATTACGGTTTCAATTTGGTTTCAGACAGAGCCAAGAGGAAAGCGGCTAACACTATTAGGGTTGCGACGTGTAACTCCCCTGACAGATATATGTTGAAGGAAAGTACGAACGGTGGCGTACCTATGTATGGTAAGTTACAGGACACGAATAACAGCTTTCTTATGACAGGGGCAGACGTTATATGTGGTAATGAGTGGTCATGGAACAGACTGTTTCCGTTAAAGGCGTTATACAGCAGTCCGTATTATCCTTACATTGGTGCTTACTCAGCATTAAAGTTAGATATCCGTTATCCGGCTAACTTCACGTCTGATAACCTGTATTTAATGGGAGGTTATAACCACTATGGAAACGGAATTGCAAGTTGCTATCCTCTGTTAGATACAGGCGGCGCAAATGTCGGTCCATATCCACCTACGATTCCGCGAGAAGGTTACGGCTACTTCCATGCGAACATTAACCTGAACGGAAAGATTATCTCTTTCTATTCTATCCATTGGGATTACTTAGGGGGTTCTACGCAAAATGTGATTGAGTTTGCGAATATTGTAAACACCGATACAGCCGCTTATATCGTGGTTGGCGGCGACTGGAATCTTGATTACTTGGTTGACGCGAATAGGTATGACCCTCTAGTTAATATCGGATTCACGGTTACGAATACAAATATCCTTACCAACCCGGAGGGACAGATTTTGGATAACATTTTAATTAAGGGCAACATTACGGTAGGTGAGAAAAACGTTATTACTCCTATTAACATGGGCAACCAGTTACAGGGCAATAATGACCACTATTACTACTATGCAGATTTAACGTTTAATTAAGGAGGTGAAAACATGGCTAAACTTGGTAATTTTAACGCAAGCGGTAACGAGATAAACTTCAGTGATATCTTCCACGCTATCACTGAACCGATTAATGGGACTACAGGCGACGAACTTAATCAAGAATACTGGTATAGACTCGCAATGATTGAGTCCCAGCTGAATGGACTGTGCAATATTAAGAGCCTTGATGAACTGAACATTGCACCGGGTAGTTTGAGTTTAAAAGCGATATTCTGTGCTTTACCTGAGAATGGAATCAGTGCTTTCTATGTGAACATTTCAGATGATTCATGGAAAGATGTGTTTCCGTCAAGTAGCGGACTGTTTATAGCGTTCAGTCAGGGCGCGTTAAAGGGAACGATATCTTATTTCATGTTCATTGATGGTAGTTACAATATCTATGGCGTGATGTATTACAACAGTGTTAATGCTAACTACTGGAGGATTCTTAACTGCATGACACTGAGCAACGCGGTTACTATTATGAACTGTACCGTATCCTATCAAATGACCTACGTAATGGATAAGAGAGTTGATATTCTGTTAAGGAACTTCAAGTTGTCGGCTGATTTGGCGGCGAAGGGTAGTATTCAGATTGCTACACTTAACTCGAATATTATGCCAATATTTAATACACGGAATGGGTACACCGATTTTTACTCAGGTACGAGATATGACTATATCATTCAGGCTACGCCGGATAATAAGTTGTTTATCATCAACCCTAATGAAATCGCTATCCCTTCTACGGTTACGTTTGAAACGGTTACTGTTAACTATAGCTTGAACAATGGCTATGCACCATGTTACTATAAGGTTCCATCACTTTAAGGAGGGTTTATAATGGCTAACTACAGAATGATTGAAAATGTTGAGGATATAGGTTCATATCGAGACGGCGACATGACGGTGTTTGAACCGCGCGACGTGGTAGGTAAGATTGAGCGGCAGGACGGTAGAGAAACGGACAGTCCGTCATTTGCTAGAGAGGATTATCATGCTAACGGAAGAGAATACAGGAGATTGGCAGAAGCGGCTGATTATAATGGTTAAGGTTTAATTAACCCCTTGACAACTCAACAACAGTGTGATATAATTAGGTTAGAGTTAAGAAATGTTTATCCGCTTGTAGAATCACCAGACCAGACAACGACAGGACGCGGCACGAGGTTAATCG